GTTACGAATTGCATTTGCGCCAATGTTAATAAGCAACCAAGACTTACCAATACCTGCAGGTGCCATGACAACACCTAATTCGCCCGGGCCTAAGCCTCCATCCATTAAATCGTCTACAACATCCCAGCCGGTTGTTATAGTAGCTCGAGCCGCTTCATTATATCGAAGTGCTACGTCAGAATTATATTGATGTCCAATATTAGTATCTGCGCCAGCTTTCATTGCAGAATCTATTTTTGTCTTTATTTCATCATAATTGCCAATCTTTAAAAGATTAACTGAATCCATAATTGCGTGCTTAATTTCTTGATTCTTACAAAATCTAAGTATTTCGTCCTTTACAAATGATAAGTCATCTGACTCCATGTAACGAAATACTTCTTTAAGCTGCTCTACTACTGCAATTTTTAGAACGTCGTGGTCTATCTCTGTTACTTTAACCTTGAGAACGTCTTTAGTCGGCGGGGTCTTATACGTTCTGAAATGCCCCAATACTACTTCAAGAATCCAGCTGTTTGCTTCTGATTCAAAATAGTCTGCTTGTATGATGTCTGCAATTTGCTGTAAAAATGTCCTGTCGGTGAACATAGCAGCTATAACTTTTACTTGAAAGCCATACCCGTATTCACTTAATTTATCTGTCATATATCATTATAATAAAAAAATGTAACAATACAAATGTTATTTTTGTGTTTGCTGAGCGAATGCATGAAGTGATAACCATGTTTTATTTAACCAATCTGGAGCATTCTTCATGGTTGTCCACATCTTATCTTCCATAAACAAACGTTGAAATTCATTTTTATTTAATGATGATATAGGCTGTTCTAAGATTCTTCTAATATTAGATGTATGAGTTGCTGAAAAATCTAATAGTTTCAAATTCATTAATTGATAATTTTGCTCAATTATTTCACGACTTTCTAAAATCTTTTGATATGTTTTAGAATCATCCCGTAATTGAGTTGATTTTTCAAATAATGCATCTGGAGTAAATTCTTCTTGTTGTGCTAACTCAGGTAAATGTTTTAATAAAGTCTTTGGACCTATACCATTTACGCCTTCGATATTATCAGACTTATCTCCAGTAAATGTACGATACACTACATAGTTTTGTGGTGTTACACCAAATTCTTCGTGTACTGTTTCTGCAGTGTACATTTTCTTTTTGATTGGAGACCATACTCGTATTGTATCGTCTACCATTTGATAAAAGTCTCTATCTGTAGAAACAATAGTAATTTCTTTGCTCGTTTCTCGATACATCTCTGCAATATATGCAATAGTATCATCTGCTTCTATACCATCAATAGCAATAAATGTTACTGGCAAACAATCAAGATATGAAATTAATCTCGAAAATTGATGACGCATTGCTTCTTGTTCGTCTTCAATTGTAGCCATTGCATGATCATGCCTTCTTAGTCTTGTCCGGTTCGCTCTATTCGCTTTATACGACTTATTAATTGTTTTTCTTCTTTTCGACCCACCGCGGCCGTCAAAAACAACAACGCAGCGAGTGGGCTTAAAATCACGTACACACTTCCCAATAGAAAATAAAAAGCCGGTAATTCCTCCAATGTGATCTCCATCTTCATTTGTGGCAGGTGTTGCTCCAAATGCTCTAATAAAAGTATTTAAGCCGTCAAATACCAGGATGCTATCATTAACACCCTGGTATACGGTTTCTTTTTCTTTTTGTAACTCTTTAAAAAGTTGTTGATACTTGTTCATCAGCCTTCTTCATCAATAACATCATCAGTAATATATACATCGTCAATACCGCCGTCAACACCTGCTTGATATTTGAATATGTATGCTTCACATATTCGATTGTATAAACGATCTTTTATTTCTGGATTATTTAATACTTGTTCAACAAAATCCTTAGATTGAAATTTGATCTCATCTAATACCTCTCCGGTATTAACATCCACATCTTCATATGAATACCAAGCACCAGCTTGTTTAACAAGTTTGAAATCTTTCATTACAGATAACCAACCACCATAGTTGTCAATACCCGAATCAAAATAAATTTCATAATCAATACTACGTAATGGCGGCCCCATACGATTCTTTACAACCGTAACACGAGTTTTGATTCCAACTACTTCTTCTCTGCCATGTACTTTTGCTTTGATTTGTCCCATATTCTTAAGACGTAATCTAACTGAAGCATGGAATGGAATAGCTTTACCGCCTGCAGTAGTCCACGGGTCTCCAAACATTACACCCATTTTAGTACGAAGCTGATTAGTAAAAATCAAACATATTCTTTCTCGAGCAATCCAGTTAGTTACTTTTCTCATTGCTTTTGATAGAATGATTGATTTTGAAGTTGCATAACCATCTTTATCATACTCAGCTGACATTTCTTGCTTGGTTGATGCACCCATTACTGAGTCTACAATAATTGTAACCAATCTATCTTTGTCAGACTTACGTACGTTTTCGACAATTGTTTCAATAGTTTCAAATATTTCTTCAATTGTCTCTAATGGTACATACAACATTGATTTTAAATCAACACCAATAGCACTTAAAAATTCTGCCGATGTTGCTGATTCAGTATCAATATAAACTGCCAATCCACCTTTCTTTTGTGTTTCTGCTAAGGTGTGAGCAGCTAATAATGATTTACCAGATGCTTCTAATCCGGTGATTTCAGTGATCCTTCCAACAGGAAATCCTCCATTAGGACGATTAGATATCGCCAGATCTAACATTGAGTGACCTGACGATATCCATTCCTTTACATTGGTTGGAGCATCATTATCGCCTTCCAGAAAGAATGCAGTCTTATAATTTTGACCTTTGAACTGTTTGTTTACTGCGTCCGCTAATGTTTCTGCTAATGAATCTTCCAGTTCATCTTTACTCTTTGACTGTTTAGCCATTGAAAACTCCTTGTATTAAATTAATTATTGAAAAGATCATCAAATGCAGCACCTACATCATTGGTAGCTGTTGCTTTTGGTTTTGATGAAGCAACATCATCCATTGTTTCTGCTGGTGATGACGTATTCTCTGATACATCTGAATCAGCATTTTCTGGATTCATCCATGCTTTTAAAGCATCTTCTAATTCCTCATATGAAGGCTCTGGATAGATATCTTCAATACGAGGTTGCTTCATAATAAGTTCGGCAACTGCTTTATCCTCAGTTGCCGCTACTTGATTTGGTTTTACAAGTATTGCAGTCTTAGGATATCCTCCACCTTCAGCTGGTGTGAATGTTACTTCAATATCACGTCCATTTCTTAAATCAGTGATATCACCATAATCTGGATCAGCAATAATAGAAAGAAGTTCTGTGTAAATTGTTTTACCAAAGCCCCAAAATTTAACGCCTTCTTCTTCTTTACCACGAACAATGATAGGAACATATGTTCTCATCTTAGGTTCGATTTTACGACCCATCATCCAATCATCTTTGTCGCCTGTCTTTTTAAGTTTTTCAGCAAATTCTACAATTGGATCTGGATTGCCGTTTGTAATTGGGGAAAGCATACTACGTTTTGGAATGTCGTAGTGGAAGTAAAGCTCTAAGAATGGATTTTCTTTGCGGTGAACGTATGGTACAATTCTAATACGTTGCTTGCCTTCTGCCGGCTTCCATGTGTTTGACTTTTTGTTGTCTTGGTTGTTAAGTGCGTTTAACTTGTTCTTGATTGCATCTAAATCTAATGCCATAAGTACTCCTTAATTTGTTAAAGTTAATAAAAAGATTAATTATTTAAATTATTATAATAAGTTTTGGACGTTAATCCAAGATAAATGTTTAATTGTTTAATTGTTGTTTAGTTTGCTAATTATATACCTTTTGATTTTTGCCATGGGTGTACACGATACCCGTAATTGCTCGTATCTCCTTGTTCTATACTTCTTGCGTGGTTTAACAGATGTGATAATCTATCCGTAACAGTATTCAAAATACCTCTAAAATCTGAACGTGTTTGGACGGTTGGATACAATTCTCTAAATGCGTTCATATAAGCAGTCTGAGTTGCTGTCCCAGCTGTTTTGTCTTTGTAAATAGAAACAAGGTCACGAACATCATTTTTAAATTCTGACATATCAAGACGTTTTGGTTTGATAAGTTCATATGACTTAGCTAATAGGTCAAGAGTTCGTTCGGAATGAGCTGTATCTGCTTCTGGGTCGAGCATTGGAATTTCGCCCTTTTGTCCTAGGGTTTGATACGGCTCTTCTTGTTCTGCAAGATTCTTGGTTGCGAATCGGCGCATGTTTTCTGCTAAGATATTTTTTTTCATATGATGCCTTTTACATATATAAATATAAGTATTTTTAGTTTTGTTACCAAGTAATTTTGCGAAAAAATTTCAATCTAATTACTCGATATCCAGAATTCTCATCCGTTAAAATAAATGCATTCTGAAACTGTTCCCAAGGTAACATGTATGATTTATCCAATACACCATTGTTCATGTAACGAATAACTTCATTCATTGCATTTACTGTATATAATGTATTAGTTTCTTTTTTGCGATGTATGCTGATTGTGTTGGCTCCTCTATCACCGTATGAGTCTGCATTGTAAGTACAATACAATTCGTTAGGATGTATTTCGTTTGCAAATGCAAATATTCTTCGTTCTGGTATTTCGTATTTTGACTTTATGTAATCTGTTACTATATTTAAGTCGTTACGATGTGCAAATGTACATAATAACTGTGTTTTCAAATTTTTATCCTTTAAATTCTACTTTTGTTAAAGAATCTTGCGTTGATGCTTTTGCTGTAGTTACAGGAACACCTATTAAAAATTTTGAATTAAATATATCTCTTAATTGTTCAAAATTTGCTTCTTTATTTAAAATAATATATTGT